ATGGCGTATACCGAGATTTTGACAGCGAACGGCCTCACGGAAGAACAGTGGGACCGACAATTAAACAGCGAATACCTGAGTTCGTTGTGGTTTAAGAACTTCATGGGTGCCACGCAGATGGCTCCTATTCAGGTGAAGATGGACCTTGCCAAAGAAGCAGGCGATGCCGTCACGATTGGCATTCGATCCCAGTTGATCGGTGGGCGGGTCGATGGGCGCAACAAGGCCAAAGGAAACGAAGGCCGCGTTGAATTCTACGACCAGCGGATCACCATCGACAATGTGCGGCATGTGGTGAAGTTTGAAGACGTGCCCATGTCGCAGAAGCGTGTCGGGTGGGATTTGCTCAATCAGGGGCGTGAAGCACTGGTGGAGAAGTCACAGATCGCCCTCGAAGAGGACCTTATCAACACCCTCTGTGACGCTACCACGCGGCGGGTACGGGGGCGGTACCTGTACGGTGCGGCGGATTCCAACTGGAATGCCACGCACGCGACCGCGCTCCAGAGCGTGGATAACACGAATGACAAGTTGACCACGAACATCCTGCGTATTGCCAAACGGAAGGCGCAGATTCCCGTCAATGCGTACGCGAAAATCCGCCCCATGCGTATCGTCACGGGGCAGAACATGGAAGAGTATTTTGTGTCGGTCCACCACCCCTTCGCCATCCGCGATTTGATTGATGGTGATGCGGCGTACCGGAACGCCATGTTGCTCATTCCACCGACTGCGAACGCTTCGTCCCCTTTGTTCACCGGCTCGTCCTTTAAGGGCCAGTACGAGGGTGTGCTGATTTACGAGTACGACCGTATGCCGCTCGTTGCCAGCACCATCCAGGTCACGCACTCCATCCTCATGGGGGCGCAGGCTGCGGCGGTGTGCTGGGGCCAAATGGCGAAGTTCGAGGACGAGGAAGAGGACCTGGGACATGACGTGATTTACGGCACCCATGAGATTCGCGGTATGGCGAAGATTGGGTACAGCCGGAACGCGGTGGATTCCAGCATCTCTGACGAAGACAATGGCCTCGTGAACATTTTCGTCGCAGCGGTGGCTGACTAATAGGAGGTGCATGAACAATGGCTTTCTATTTTGCGGCTGACGCACAGACGATTGTTGAACCGATTGGGAAGTATTTACCCATCGCCACCGGCTCCACGGTGTTGTCTGGTGGATCAGCAACCGTCACAGTTCCCTCTGCATTCGTGGTGAAAAGCGCGTTCTGTTCGTCCCAGACGAGCAACGCGGCCCGATGCAGCGCGACATCCGGCAATACCTTCACGATTACCGGCACAGGCACGGATCGTGTGGACTGGATCGCGTATATTCAACCGAAAGCATAACGTACGATCGCTCGAACGGCACGGCATGGCCCTGTTAAGTGCGACACCCAGTAATGGGCAGGGAAGTGATAAACGAGCCCGCTAAACCAGTGCCATTAACGCAACTGTCACGTACGTGTGACGCGCATTAAACTCGCCCCCTCTGGGTACTATTTACTGTGCAGGAGGGGGCTTACAAAGGACATGAAGCATGAGTGTTTCGTATCGAGAATGGTATTTTCAACTCTGGGACACGCAGCGGAAGATCAGCATTGACGACGACAGCGCGAAGTTGATTGTGCTCACTGCTGACGCCCCCACTGCTCCCACGATTTACAGTGACGCAAACGGCACCTCTGTGTCGAATGCGGTTCGCACCCCACGCTCCTTCGTCAACGGCACGGTGCGTTTCTGGACCGATCAGAGCGTCACGAGTGTCGATTTATCGCTAATGACGGCGAAGGGGGAAGCGTATTTCTTCGAGGATGTGTCGTACTCCTGCCACCGCCTCGATATTAACCCGTTCCAGCGGGATCATTTGTTGGTGCTTCCGTTTGGTGCCAGCGACAACACCGAAACTGATACCGGTATCGACCTCCCTGCCAACCTGTTGGTGAAGGATGCGTTCATTCGTGTGACGACTGAAGACGCCACCGAAACCCTCGATTTCGGCATCCTTGCCAGTGAAAGCGGCGGTGATGCGGATGGGTTCGGGATGGTGTTGAGTGTCGCCACTGCCGGATACGTGAACATGTGGCCTGTGGTCACGAACGGCTCAAACATCGACTACCACGTTCACACGAGTGGGTATGGGGCGTTGTTGAAGAACGGCATTGCTGGTGCGGATGCCGTTGCGACCGTGGGCGGTGTGCAGCGCCGGTACCACCGCACGGATGGTACTGCGAAGTCCATCTCGTACACCGGCTCAGCAGGCAGTGATACCGCTGCGGGGTACTTGTTCCTCCAGTACACCCGCCTCGCGTAAACGTCCAGGCCGCCGTCTCGCTACCGATGGACTGGAACAGCTTTGCCGGTGTGCTGAGAAACACCGGCCCAATTACTGACCCTCACCCTTGAACCGCTGGAGTCTTTGTATGCTTGGAATTGCGCTTGTGCTGTTGTGGGTACTGACATGGACTCCTCCGGTCCATGCGGAGTGTGTGGTGGATACCGACTCCCCCACGTTTGTGGACGGGAAACGAATCGACTTGCGGTGTAACGCATCTGGGGAATTGATTACCTCTGGTGGCGGTGGTGGTGGCTCCGGCTCCGCTGTCCAAACCCTCACCATCGCCTCTGGGGTGACGACCAACACCACGACGGCAGCCGTTGCGGGGGTGAGTGGCTATAAAACATTTTGGATGGAGGTACGAGGAACTGGGGCAGTCACGGCGACCGTGACGATTTATGGGGCGCGGGTGGCGAACGCGACAGACGATGAGATGGTCGCGCTGACGACCCCAACCGCCCTCTCCGGCACAACTGTAGCCGTGAACGCAGCGGCTACGAGTACGGCACCCTATCCGTATTATTATGTCACCACTGAAAACGTGACCGGCACCGGGGCGACCGTGGCTGCGTATGCGTTTTACTAAGGGAGGCTCTGCATGGCTGGGATTTTGACATTTGCAGCGGGGCCGGTTCCCGACACGGAATGTCGGGATAAGACCTGGGTCTGTCTGCGCGAGGAGTTTCTTGGCGGCTCCCTCTCCTCGACCACGATGGGCGAGTTGGGCTGGACCTATGCGAATGGGTCTGCGACGGCGGTAACGAGTGAAGCCAATCATATTGGGATTATCAATCGTTCAACCGGGGCGTCGAGCGGGACCACGGCGTACACGAGTCTCGGCGGGGTGACGCAAGGGCTCCTACCGATGGGCACGTCCAAGCTCTGGTGGATCTTCAGGCTCAATAGCAATGACGCGAACACGTCAGTTCGCTGTGGGATGTTGGACAGTTTGTCAATCTCCCCTGCGGCTGGACAGTACCTCGAAAAGCAGGATGCGGATACAAACTGGTTTGCGGTGGTGGAGCACGGGAACGTGCAGACCCGCATCGACATGGGAGTCGCCATTGATACCAGTTGGCACACGCTCTTGATTGACCGCATCGGCAATACCGCCGTCAATTTCTATCTGGATGGGATTCTGCGGGCGACCCATACCACCGGCATCACGACGACGGCGTGTTACATCAACTGCCAGATCATCAACAGCGCGGCTGCCGCGAAGACTATTGATCTCGATTACGCCGAATTTCGGATGCCAGTCACACGCTAACCAACGAAGGAGGAGACGAGAAAGAATGCCCATTGCATGCCATCCGTTTGTGACGAACTGCGACTTTGACATTCACCCAAGCGACCCAACTGACCAGACGGCCAAGATTCAGGCGGCCTTTGATACGGCGATCTCGGAGTGCGTGCCGCTCTGGTTTCAGGCCGGAGTGTATCTCGCCACACAACTGACGGTGCCTCGTGGCCTGCGGTTGATCGGGGCGGGCATGGGCGGGGCGGTGAACACCAAGGGCACGGTGTTCATGCAGCCCAAGGACTTTGATGGCTCGCTGTTCGTGAATGCCGCCTTACCAGCGTCCGAATGGCAACACTGGACGCAATTTGAGCACATCCACCTGGCGAAGGAAGCGGGCGGCATTGCCACGCAAGGACACGGCATTGATATCAGCAATCCGATTGGCGAGGGCTTTCGCTTTTACGACGTGATGGTCGAGGGATTTCCGCAGAGCGGTGTGCGGCTGCGACGGGGAGGTACCCCGATGTGGATCAGCGATCTCCATCTCTTCCGCAATGGCGAGTACGGCCTTGACCTAGCGAAGGGCGGCGGGGATCGGGCGCATTGCCTCTCGATTGAGCGGATTAGCGGCGACGACAACGCCAAGGCGCTCATCCGGCTCAAGACGTTTGGTGACCTCAGTGAGCATGTGTCCATCAAGCACATTAAGTCAGAAGCGCATTCGGCCGGGAGACAGCCCTATGTGATCGAGCTAGAGAATATCTATCAGATCAATGTGGATATTGAGCATATCGGCGGTATGCTGAGCTCAGCGGCCACCCCGACAGCAGATGCGCTGGTGCGGATCGTGGGGGATTTTACGGGCAGCGTGAATATGCGCTCGACCTATATCCCTGGCTATAAGGCGGCGTTGCGTGACCATCGCACGAACGCGGATGCGGTTGAACAGGGGCGTATCCACCCCATGTTGATTGCTGCGGAAAGCTGGTCCTTCCCTAACTTGTACGGGTCTCGCCAGCGCGGTGGAGGGCTCTGAGATGCCAGCAGGCCAAACCGCTGCCGTTTATGACTACCGAGGCGGCATCGACGGCACTGACAGAGAGCCAATGGGCATGAGCACGATGGTGAGCAACATGACCGCAGCGGCCCACACCATTGATCTGGTCGGGAGATGCGGATAATGTGATTACGCATAACCGCGCATGGAACTGTGCGGCCATCTCGAACAGCGGCACCAATACCACACTTTCCAATAACACCACCGGCACACCGAGCTTCACGAACGCGGTAGGCGATGACTTTACGCTGCAGAGCGGGAGTGACGCACGAGATGCAGGAACCGATGTCAGCGCAGCAGGCGTGACGACCGATTACATCGGTACCGCCCGCCCTCAGAACAGCGTGTTCGACATCGGCGCATACGAATACATTGTGAGTCAAGGTGGCGCGAGTGGTGGGATGAGTGAAACCCCCTCGTGGAGTTCCCCTCGACGTTCACCGCTGTGGAGACGATAAATGGCAACCGGCACCACCAACGACTTTAATTACTCCCGCGATCAAATCATTAATGAAGCACTCCGTAAACTGGGGGTGCTCGCACTCGAAGACAACGCGGACGCTGCCACCCTTCAGCAAGGGATACGTGCCCTTAACGGCATCATTCGCGCCCTCGACCTGCGGAACAACAACATCTGGAAGCTCTCAGTGAACCCGTACGTGGTGGCACTGGAAGCGAATGTGTGGCAGTACACCATCAGCAGTAATCTGATTGAGATTGTGTCCGCCATGTACCGGGATGCGTCTGGGGTGGATTATCCGCTCGATGTGGTGGATGCGAAGGGGTACGCCGCCATTCAGGATAAGTACGAAACCGGTGACCCAGAGGTGGTGTTTTTGCCGGTACGCCAAGACATCACCACCTCAAACCAATTACTCATCTGGCCCGCACCTGCGTCCATCACCACCGCATCTACTGTCACCGGTACCGACTCCACCGTATACACCTGCATTAAATCGCATACCACCTCCTCCCTTACCCGTCCTGTGACAGGGGCGAGTTACAAACAATACTGGACCGCCATTGGAGGCAGTGGGAGTGCGTGGGCGGATGCCACCGATGTGGTTGGGGGTGAGCAAATCCACATCATCGCCAAAACCCCCCTCACTGACTTCGACCTTGCGGACGACAATGCCGATTTACCGGCGGGGTTTGGGTTGTATCTCATTTACCGACTGGCAAATGATTGGGCGGACAATTACGGCCTCCCGTTGGAGGAGCGGTTGCGGCTGAGACAACAAATGAAGGATGCCTACGACGAGGTGTTCCCATACCACGTAGGAAGCGCCACCAATTACCACAACCTCGCACGGTATATGTAATGCCCGAAGTACCCCTTCCCATCACAGGTCCCGCATACCGCAATGCGGATGAAAGCGAACTCGACACCCGCAATGCGTATTTGATGGACGTGTTTGTGAACGAGTTGGGTGATACCGTGAAGCGTCCCTGCTTGCAACCATGGGTGGATTTAGGCACCACCACCGGTACCGATGGGTTGTTCTGGTGGGATGAGCAACAAATGCTCATGGCGGTCAATAACGGGGTGTTATTCAAAATCCTCAACGCAACGGGCGAATATCAACCCATGGTGGGGGCTACTGTGCCTGTCGGGAATCGCGTGTCGTTCGCGTCCAATGGGGATGTGTTGCTGTACACGAATGGGGGGCAAATTATCTCGGCGGAGAGCACCGGAACCCCCGCCGCACTGACAGACCCCGATGCCCCTCAACACGTCCCGTATGTGATGATCCACGACCAATACGCCATCGGTATTAATGCGAATACCGGCGCATTCCAAATCAGTGAAGTGGGGGATGTGTTCACGTGGCGAGCGCAGGATACGTTTACCGCAGAGAGCAAACCTGATGATTTGCTCGCGGGGTTGGTGACAAAAGATGGGCTGATGTTATTCGGGAAGGAGAGCGCCGAGTTTTGGGTGAATGACGGGATATCGCCGTTTTCTCGTGTGCGGGGGTTGAGTCTTGATCGTGGATTGGGGAGTGCGTATTCCCTCGCACGGTGGGGGGATGAGTGGTTCTGGATCGATCAACGCCGCACCCCCGTCCGTGCCACCATCCAGGGTGTGAAGGAAATCAGTAACCCGTACCTTCCAGATTTTCAACGCCTCATCTCAGTGGAGGACGCGGTTAGTGATGTGATGGTGGCGGACGGCAAACCACTGTGGGTGATCTCGTTCCCCCTCGCCAACCGCACCTTTGTGTACAACATCGCGCAGGATGATTGGAGTGAGTGGGGGTCGTGGGATTCTGAGAACGCGATATACAAACGCTTCATTGGGCACTCATACGCATACGCCAAAACGTGGGGCTTCCACGTGGTGGGGGACTTCAGGAACGGCATGTTGTACAAGCTCACTCGCGACGTGCATACCGACAATGGTGATCCGGTGCGTTCCATCCGCCGCACGGGGTACATCACCCACGGAACCTCCAATTACAAACGTGCCAATTATGTCCGTTTACGGTTGAAACGCTCGCAGGCCACGTCCTCCACCCCCAACCCTGTGATGATGGTGCGGTGGCGGGAACGAAACGGCAAATGGAGCAATACCCGTAAAGTGTCGCTGGGGGCGGTGGGGAAGCACGATGCGTGGGTAGAGTTACGGGGGTTGGGGATGTACCGCTCCCGGCAGTACGAATTCATCCACTCAGACGACACCGATTGGATACTCGCAGACGGTAAAGAACACATTGATGTGATGACGAGGTGATTGTGGCGCGAAGCGAACGTGTGTTGCTTGAGGCAGAACAACCCGAGATATTTAAACAAGAACTCCAACAGGCATTTGGGGTGGTGAAAACCGCCCGCCTTGTGGTGAAAGACGAACGTGTTGGTAGTCCCACCATCACCACCCTCCCGGTGGAGGATGGGAAGACGGTACGAGTGCGCACCATCGCCATTGCACGGCAGGTGGGGGGTGATGCAGGGATCGTGGGGAACAGTGCCTCCTGGGAGCTTGTGGGCACGTTTAAGCGTATCGGTTCCACGCTTTCACAGGTGGGCACGACAACCTTCCTCGTGACGCATGAGGACGATGCGGATTGGGGCATTCGGTACGAGGTCACTGAGAATCTGTTGTACCTCCAGGGTGAATTTAATGGCCCAACCGACAGCTTGGGGTTGCATGTGGTGTTCAACACGTACAGCTTCATCCACACACTCGTGGGGAGTGTTTAAATGTTTGATCCAGTCTCGATGGGGATGTTTGGAGTTGGTGCAGGGCTGAATGTGTTGGGCGGGTTCATGGCGAAGGATGCCGCGAATTCCGCGCAAGGTGCCATGATGAGCCAAATCGAGATGGCGCAGGCGGCGTCACGGGCAGCGGCACAGCAGGCAGCGGGGTTGTTCAGCCCGTATCAGTTATATGGGTCGGGCGCGTTGTCGTTTTTGCAATCGCGGTTACTCAGCAACAACGAACGTCAAATGGCTGCAACCAGTCAACGCGCCTCCCTGCAAGCCGACATCGACCGTCTCTCACAAGCCACGGATTGGAACTCCATGCCCATCCTGACGGGTGCGAAGGCGAGTGAGCGACGGGCGAGCATGTGGCAGCAAATGGAGTTTGACCGCAAGCAGCAACTCGCGGTGGCACAGGGGAAATTGACCGCGTTCGACAAGGAACAATCCGCCCTTGCGCCATTCCAAGCCGCGCAGGATGCGCAAATGGATGAAACGAGGGGGCGCATCAACAGTGCGCTCGATTTGGTGGCGCAATCCTCGAACTTCAATTTACCGCAGTCATTGTCACAGCTGCGGAACGATATGACGAATGACCCCGTGTTTAAGTTCCGGCAGGAGACGGGTGAACGCGCCATAAACCGTGCGGCAGCGAGTCGCGGCAATTACTTGAGCGGTGCCGCCATTGCTTCCATCGGGGACTTCAACAACCAACTCACGGCGGACGAAACCGACCGGTATTTTAACCGACTGCTGACAGGGAAGACGACGCAAATGCAAGCGGCAATGGGTGGATTGAATGCTCTCGTGGGCGCGAACCAAACCGACGTGAACAACCTCATAGGCCTTTCGCAGTTGGGGTTAAATGCCGCGCAGGGGGCCGCGAACGTCACGATGCAAGGGAACGCTGCGAATGCGACTTTAAGTGGACAAGCCGCGCAAGGCATGATGCAGACCGAACTTGCAAAAGGTCAAGCGATGCAGTCCATGATGGGTGGATTGGGGCAGATGGCAGGGCAACTCGCGGGGTTCAGTCTCATGTCTGGGATGATGAATAAACCCACCACCACGGGACCAAAGGACGGGGTGCAGAACGGTACACTCACACCGTTTGTGCGGGGCGGCAACCAATACCTCGTTAATACACCACGATAAAGGGGCGCAATGGCGGCACAAGACGGTTTTACGAATGGTGTGCAAATGGGCTTGGGCATGTTCAATGCCATGCAGACTGCCACATATCACCAGCAGATGTTACAAAATGCGGAAGAGAATCAACAAATCCGCCGCGATCAGTTGACGCTTAGTAAGCAACAGGCTGCGTCACAACAGTTCCAACAACGGTTTGCACGTAACGAGTTTATTATCCAAAACTCAGCAAAGATGGGCACCGACATGGTACTCGACGCGTACAATGACATGAACAGCATGATGGGGGGTACGAAGCGCATTAATCCCATCGACATTGAGACGTTCAAAACCGACTCCACCTCGTATTTGAATGCAGTGAAGAGCGCCCCCGATGATGAGAGCGCGAATAAGTTAATTAACGAATTCCGCGCCAAAGCGGCCACCCACCCCATCTTGAACGAGATCGGGAACTTCCAAGTCAAGCTCATGGAGGATGCGAAGAGCCGCCGTCAACTCGTGAAGGATCTTGAAGTACTCGGTATTGGTAATTCGCAGTGGCGGGAGAAGTACGTGGGCGATGGCGACCCCAACGTGATCCGCGACATGGTTAAAAATAACGACACGCGCGGCATGATGCAGTACCAGTTCGCACAGGACGTGATGTTACGGCATGAGAGCGGGGGGAATGTGTCACCCTCAGAATTGAGTACTGCCATCGCGTTCCTGCACACAAAAGGTGGGGGTGAACTGAAGAAGGACGGGAAAAGCATATTCGAGCCTGCGAATCGCGCTCAGTTCCACCAGGAAACCATCAACACCCTCAAGGAAGCACAGAACACCTTTGATCCTTTGTTGGGTGCCACACGCCTTATCAAAGCAGAAGACGCGAAGGCGTTGAATGAAGCGGCAAATGTTACGCGCACCATCGCTGGCTCGTATGATCCCGAAAGGGGGGTGTTCGGTGCGTTGGGGCTTGGTGCCGTGAAACACGAGAACGACGCAGTAACACAGACCTCACAAATCCTCCAAAAGTACCCCCAGATTCAACAAACGCTCCAGCAGGTGGGTCCGCAGGCGGTACAGATGGCGGGGTCACTGCGCAGGCAACTTGAGCAACTTGAACGCGATAAAAAAGCCGCGACCGCCGCTGTCACCATGCCAAACCGCACCGAACATTTGGAACGGTTGGACCAGCAAATCCAAGTGAAGCGCGAGCAGTTGATGCCGTGGGAGACGGTGGAGGCGGCATTCAACACCCCCGAATCACCCAATGCATTAAAGGCGCTTCTGACGCTCGACAAACGCATGAACAAATCGTTGGCGTTCAACGAAACCCGCCGTGTCGAGAACTTGACCGAGAGTGAAAAGAACGCAAAACGTCAAACGGACCTCCAGTACAAGGAATACCACGTGGAGAAGGTGGGACCGGCGCAAGTGGAGAGTGCGTTAAACCAATGGGTGTCGCAAAACCCTGGTGCCACCGAAGATCAAATTCGCGGAAAAGCTGCTGAGTTCGGGCAGGCGTACAAGAAGCAATTCGGCGTGATGCCCGACATGAACAAGGTGGTGGATTCGTTCATCACGAAGAAAACGCAACAAACGATTCTGACTGGTGAGGAGCGGAAGGTGGTATCGGAAGCCGAAGCAAACGTGGCAGCGGCGGATACCCTCATTCGTGATTTCAAACCGGAGTACTTTGGATCGCTGGACAACGCCCTCAACGCACTAAAAGCGAAGATGCCTGAGGGTTCCCCGCAGTTCATGCAGTTGTCGGCAGATGTGCAGGAGTACCGGCAGCGGGTGGAACTGTTCCGCACGCAGTACCGGAAGCGCATCTTTGGCTCATCCCTCACAGAGGGTGAAAAAGAAAGCGCCATGAACTCCATGATTAACCTCGACATGGGCGATAAACAAGCCCGCGCCACCTTGCAGGAGATGCGCAAGTGGGAGTTAAAGGCGATTGAGTCCACGAAGCGCAACGCCCAAAAGAGCGAGCAAGTGAAACAGGGTACTGATCCGTACACACAAACCCAAGGTGAAAAGAGCATCGAGGACTTCAAAGCCTTTTACCAAAAGAACAAAGGGCGATTTGCGAATCCTGATGATGCCGCTGCGGTGTATTTCGGTGGGGCGCAATAATGCTGACTGAAGACGAACAACTTGCACAAGCGTTTAATCGTGGAAAAGAGGCGTTTGCACAGAAGCAATCTGACGACGCTGCAATCCAAGCCGCCTTCGAGAAATACCACCCTGCAGCGGGTAAAGGGGCCGCAATCAACAAAGGGAGCGCAACCCGTGATGTCTCCCCTGGTGCTGCTCTAGGCTCAATGGTGGGTGGTGTTGCAGGTGGTGCGTTGACGGCGCAAACCGGTGGATGGGGTGCGATTCCTGGTGCCGTGATGGGTGCGGCTGTGGGTGAGTTCGGGCAGCAAGTGTACGACAAAGCCACGAACAGTGCGTTCGCCCCCGTGGATGCGGCAGAGGGTGTCACACGGATTGCAAAGGAAGCGGCATTCAGTGCCATTGGTGAGGGTGCAGGGCGGGCGATTACATTTATGCGTCCGGTGGCATACGCCCAACCGCGTCAATTAACGATGGAACAGATGCGCACGAAAGCATTTCTCGACCAACATCAAATTCCATACACCTCTGACCAAATCACCGGGAGTGCCTTCCACAGTTTCGCCCGCTCTATCGCAGATAACGGCATCTTTAGTGAGAAGACAATGGCGGATTTCACTCGTGGGCAACACGAGGCTGTGCGGGCAAGTGCAGTAGCGATTGCTGACACAATGGGGCGAAAAGTACCTCCTGATGTTTTAGGGCAGCAGATTATTCGTACTATCCGTAATGAAGACGACACGTTGACTCAGACAGTGATTGAACCGTTGTACAACCGTATTTCAAATGACCTGAAATATACTACACAGACAATCCAAGTACCGACCGGACGAATGGTGCCTTCTCCTGGGGGTATTCTGGGGTCAAACGGGCAACCTATCATGATACCTGAGATGGTGGACCAGATGACCACGCAAGGTGGGTTGCTCGTAGACCAACGCCCACTCAAACAATTATTTCAACAAGAAGTCGCAAGCTTAAACCGTACCGCTGCGCTCGAAAAGCGCCCTGATTTACTTCAAAGTGCCCATTACCAATCAATGCAACGGTTTGCGGGGATGCCGGACGAGGGGCAGTGGTCCGATGCACACTTAGTATTAAAAGAAACACGAAAAGCATTGCGAGAGTTGAATAATCCCACGAATGTGGCGACGGAAGTGTTACAAGACCGTGCTGTACTCACTCGTGCAGAAAAAGCACTAGAGACACAACTGGAGACAGCACTGAAGAACAGTGCCAATCCGGCGCACCAACAAGACCTCTCTCTTTGGCAACAGGCACAGAAAGCAGTGAAAGAGAAAAATGAACGACTACGGAATGATGTAATTTTAAACATGGTAAAGGCGATTGATGAGCACGGGGGCGAGAAAGGGCTAACACCTTTTGTGAATAACATGACTCCTGATGATGCGAAAAAGGTCATGGAAGCAACCCGCTCTAACCCCGCCATTCAAGGCTCCCTGCGGCGTCAATACCTCCAAGATAAGATCGAAAAGGCGGGGGGTATGGCGGATGCAGAAGCCCCCTTCGCCGCCGAACGATTTAGGAAGGTATTGTTTGGGAAAGATGACCTTAGCGCACGCAAAAGCGAAGTACTTCTCGACCCTACCCAACGACAAAAACTTAATGAGTTCACAAATGCTGTGAGCGATGCGCAAAAGGAAAGTACCGACGGGAAGTTTGGGTCGGTTTTTATTCGCATGAAATCAAGTGGAGCCGTGTTTAACCTCCCTAATGCTCTGGTTACTGGATTAGGGGGGTTTGGGTTAGTGGAGGCAGGGCGCGGAGATTCAACTGGCGCTACAGTAGGGATTGGTGGAGCGATTGGTATTTTAGTGGGACCAAAAGTGCTCGCTTCCCTTCTCACCAACCAAAAAGCCACCGAGTTTATGATCCAAGGACTCCGGTACAGTGCTACAGATAAGATCGGCCCCCTTCGCATCACCCGCGAACTCATGCGTCTGGACCAGGGGTTCGCACAGGCTGTGCGTACTGGGTTAAGCATGAACGAGGCGGTTCCCGGTGGAGGCCCCATCACCCGCACCGCTGAGACGGTGAAGAAAGGTGTGATGGACACGATTCCGTCCATCTTCGGGAACCAGCAGTAACCCTTGTATTCTCACGGTGGGAATGGGGTGAGAATGGGAAGTTGTTGATTTTAAAAGCGTTCCCACCATTCTCACTGTTCTCACACCATAGGGTGTACGTGGGAATGGGAATGAGAATGGGGCGGTGCAGAGTGGGGCAAAATGCCACACATGCTGTTAAACGCACGCATTTGACCCAGGTTCAATTATCTTTTTCCGCGTACCAAACATCGAAGTGACGTAATTAACGCATTCTGAGCCAATTCTGGCGCTAGGAATGTCACATCTGAGAGACAATCATGAGTACCTGTGCGGCGTATGTCGGTCTTTACGGGAACATCAGCATCATGAAGGGGTGGTGTGAGAGATGTCAAAGTTATGCGTTTGTGAAAAAAGGGTTACTACAGTGTTGCGATACCCCATGTAACGAGTACCCCGAAAAATTTAAACGGGAATGCGTACCGGAGGATATACGGCGGTCTATCAGCCCTGCGGAAAAACGTGCACAACTCGATAAGCAAAACAACCGTTGTTTGTACTGTGAACGCGAGTTTAACACCCACGTTTTTAGGGACGGCAAAGCTGTTCGTTTAAATCTTGTCTGGGACCATTTTGTCCCTTTTGCATATTCCCAAAATAACCATTCTCAGAATTATGTTGCCGCTTGCCATGTTTGCAACGGCATTAAGTCAGATCACATGTTTCAGACTGTTGAGGAGGCGGCGGCTTACATCCTCACTCAACGAGAGGCGAAAGGATACACCCTGTAAATGGCAACATACGGTCAATTCGACACACTCGGCCCTTTCACCGCTGCCATTGGGGGTGGGTGGAAGCTCTACCATTACGTGCCAGGAACCACCACCACCAAGAACTTGTGGAGTGATCGTGAGAAGCAATCCACCGTGGCGCAACCCCTCGTGGCGGACTCCAATGGAGTAGCAAGTTTTTACGCAGACGGGTTGTATGATTTCGTGGTGTACGACTCGAACGACGTACTCAAGTACACGTGGGATGGGGTGTTTTACGGGAGCCTCGAAAGTACGAACCACAGCGAGGGGGAAGCACTCGCTTCTGCGTCCACGCTCGTTCTGGGGAGTGACGGCGATTACTTCCACGTGACCGGCACGACCGCCATTACCGCCATTCAAGGCACGCAACCCTTCGTGTGGTTGACGTTCGACTCCACACTCACCCTCTCACACAGTTCGTCTTTGGTGTTAAAAGGCGGCATCAACCACCCCACCATCGCGGGGGAAACGTTGTTGTTCGTGAACGATGGGGCGAATGTGTTTCGTGAAGCGGACAATGGCGTGCCTATGAAATACGCCTCGAACACGTGGACGGGTGCCAATGTGTTCAGTGGAACAGTGGAGTTGTCGAGTGCGGTCACATTTGGCAGTACCGCCACCATTCAAGAACCCACAGGCACCACCCAGATTGCCACCAAAAACTACACCGATAAACGTACGGCGGACTCTACCGCTATGACGAATGGCTCTATCACAGCCACCGTGAGTGCAAACGCGCTCACCATCGCGCTCCAAACAATGGCGGGGTCAGATCCTTCCGCAACCGATGTGATATCGGTGCCCTTCCGTGCTGGAACCGCCACAAATTCCACCATCAACGTGCGTTCGGTGACGACCGCACTGAGTGTGGTGGTGAGTGCTGGATCGACACTCGGGTTCAGTGCCTCACAGATCAGCCGCATTTATGTGGTGGCACTCGATAATGCGGGAACAGTGGAATTGGGGGTGTATCACCCCTTGTCGGGTACGAACCTCCTTCCCTTCGACGAGACGACCTTTTACACGAGTACCGCAGAAGGCGGTGCGGGCGGTGCAGACAGCGCACAAGTGCTGTACTCCACGACCGCACGCTCAAGTGTCCCGTGTACGGTATTGGGGTTCGTGGATATTCAAACCGGCGGGACGGCGGGTAATTGGTCAAACAATCCTATCCGCGTACAGGTCTTGACGGATTCCACCCCGCGCAGTGGGCAGGTGCTTCAACGGTTACTGAGTTCGTCCACTGCCCTTGTGACTGGTGCCACCACCATGCCCTTCGACGACACCATCCCTCAGAACACCGAGGGCATACAGATGTTGACGCAAGCCATCACCCCAAAGCACGCCGCCAATTTGTTGTTCATTTCGCATGTGGGTATGTACAGCCCCTCCGCGTCCGGCAACATGGGGGTGGCACTCTTCCAAGATTCCACCGCCAACGCCCTCGCGGCAGTGTGCGCCACTGTGAATGGCGGAAACGAGTGCTCCACCATCCCGCTCATTTATCAAATGCAAGCGGGCACAACCAGTTCCACAACCTTCAAAATCCGCGCAGGACACGCGAGCGGGTCGATTGCGATGAATGGGCAGGGTGGAGCGGGAACACGTTTGTACGGGGGCGTGGCGTATTCAGGATTAGCCATCACGGAGATCTTTATATGATTGCGCGGATTGAGCTGAAGGATGGGGTTGTACTGAAGGGCAATAAATACATTAACGAGATGTTGCAGCGGGTGCAGTTTGTGTTTGGGGATTTTGGGGTGGAGGTGGCTGTTATTACGTCCGGTGTAGACGGCACACACGGCCCCAATTCGTACCACGCGAAGGGGCGTGCTCTTGATGTGCGCTCGTGGAATGTGCCGGAAGATAAACGCCTCGACATCGCCATTTCGTTACGAAAGTGGTTACCTCCATTTTATGACGTGGTGTACGAACCCACGGTGATGAAGGACGGCAAAATTATACGTGGCGAGCACTACCATCTCGAAGCTGACATGAAAAAAGAGGCTGCATACCACGAATATCTTGCTGCGAAAGGCCCCAACAAATGAGCACATGGCCGAATACCCCCGCAGGGGCCACTGTATTATTCGACAGTACGTTATCGTCGAAAAGTGGGTTGTTAGATGTGTACGGCTCGTGGATTGCGGCCACCGATGCGTCTGAGCCGGTTTCTCCGTCGTCGTGTTACAAATCGGTGATGTACGCCGGGGCTAACTTTGGGGGGTCCCAAGTCCATTACGTCGCCCCACAAACATACACTGATTTGTTCATCGGATTGAGTTGGCGGACGAATGCGGGGTTCCAAGGGCGGCAAGTCGTCAATAAGATGTTTTTTGTGCGCGGCCCGCAGCAGAACGGGTATTTTGGTATCACCGGACCCGCGTATGCTGGGGGTCCGTTTACGTTTGGATTTGGGCATAACAGCGGGAACATCGATAATTCACACGTGTGGCCTGCCGATTTGGGGTTGGGGCAGACCCCCAATAACGTGTCCAACCCATCGCTTGTTGTCAACACGTGGTACCGCATTGAGGTGTACATCAAAAAAAGTACCACTGCCACATCTCGGGATGGGATTTTACGGTACTGGATCAACGGTGCATTGTGTGCGAACTATACCAATGTCAATTACGGGTTCGCGGGATTAAACGAATGGGTCTGGTCTGAAACCTGGGACGGTACTGTTAACCCTGCACCGTCTGTGGATTGGGAGCATTACATCGGGCATTTGTACGTGGCAACCGGTGGAACCCCGTCGAGTGGCGGTGGAGGCGGAACACCCCCCACCCCAACGCTTTCCACACTCACCCCCGCGAGTGCTACCATTGCCCCAGGAAATACGCAATCCCTTACCGTGGGGATGAGTGCTGCCGTGTCCACCGCCACCACTGTTGCGTTGTCTTCTTCTCAACCAGGGGTGGTGACGGTACCGGCGAGCGTGTCCGTTGCTTCGGGTGCCTCCAGCGCATCCTTCACCGCTACTGGTGTCAGCGCAGGTAGCTCCACCATCACGGCCACGTTGGGTAGTACCGCACGAACGAGTACCATCACGGTTTCTGCCGCATCCTCTGGAACAGGCACCCCCACCACGTACTCATACGCCTCACAATTCAGCGGGGTACAGGGTCAGAACCAATGGTCGTATCGTGACTCTGGTGGGAGTTTGCTGGTGTACAACGCTGGGGCGTCCAAATGGGAGGGTGATGAACTGTACCTCGCCATTTGGGGCAATGGGTTTGTGCACGGGTACAACGGGTCGCGTAAGAGCGCCGTGTTACGGTGGACAGCTCCCGCAGCAGGGAGTGCGGAAGTATCAGGGACCGCGCTTTTGTATGATTCTACTGGATTGGGGTCGTTCACCGTCAATTACAACTCTAGCACCGCGAAGTTTGGCCCTCAGACCATGACGTACGGGGTGTCGTACCCGTATTCGTTCACGCAGGCCGTGGCAGCGGGGGACACGATTGATTTTGTGATGAGTGGGACCAGTGCGGCTACGAACGACAACACGCAATTGAATCCTGTGATCGTGTTCACCCCCACCACAAGTGGAGGCAGCACCGTTACCATCTCCAGCATGACCCCCACCAGCGGGAACATCGGGTCGAGCGTTACGATTGTGGGGACGGGGTTCAGCGCCACCGCTGTCAACAACGCCATTGCCGTCAATGGCGTCCCGGCCACAATCACCAGCGCAAGTACGACACAGTTGGTGTTCACCATACCCCCTACCGCAACCACCGGTACCGTGCTCGTCGCTACCAGCAGCGGAAGCGCCAGTGCGGGAACCTTTACCGTGAACGACCCTGTAACGCCCGATGTGCCCCCTGCGTCGAATTTTGGAGGCAGTGCGATGTTGTTGTTGGTGCTGCCGTGAATGAGGAGAAGGTGGGGATGTGGGAGCGGGTGTTTGAAAAGTACGGGTTCCCGACAGCTTTGGTGGTGGTGGGTCTTCTGTTCGTATCGGGGTCCATCGCGTCACCTATCACTGAGAACCGCGATGTACTCAAAGAACACGTCCAAGCTACCAATGAGTTGAGTAATGAGATCCGCAAACTGGTGCGGTTGCAAAGTGTGATGTGTGTGAAACAGGCGAGTCCAGCGGAGTGTATCGTGGCTTTGACACCAGCGCCAAACACAGGGGTGAAGTGATGTGGGAGAAGATTGTTAGTATTCTCGGTGGGAATGTGTTTGAGGGGGTGAAGGACATTGTACGGACCTTCAAACTCCCCCCGGAACAGCAACTCCAGTTCGACTCGAAAATGGCAGAACTCCAAACGAACGCGGAGTTAAAGCTCGCTGAATTGGAGGTGAACGACCGGAACAGTGCGCGAAACCGTGAGATGGGTGTGAAAGACCGCACCCCTGCCATCCTCGCGTACAGTATTACAGGGGGGTTTTTTGGGGTGCTGTGTGGGATGATGTTTGTGGAGATCCCCATCAGTGCGAAAGATGTGTTGTATGTGATGGTGGGATCACTGGGGACGGCATGGACGGGTGTGATTGCGTATTACTTCGGGAGCAGTGCGGGGAGTGCTGCGAAACACAGTTTGATTGAGAAATTGACGAAGTAAGAGTACAAACAAAAACCCCCTCTCAGCTTTCAACGGCTGGAGGGGGTTTCGTGCGCCTGAGACGTACTCATTTTTTTACACGTTTGGGACATGTGTAGGTCGCATGATTGCACGCTTTATCGTGGGTGTACGTTGCGCCACATTTGGGGCATTTGTAGAGTTTCATATTTTACACTCGGTCAGGGGGCCTCTGGCCGTGCGGTGGTCCAGGTCATGGGGCCTCCTGCTGAATGGCCCTAACAGACGTTAACTTAATAGAAAAGTTATGCGACCCCGCACTCCACTGCTCCATATGCAGATCATCACGAACCGCTTTAATTGCAGCCCGTAAACTCTTCTCATCGTCATACTCAATGCTGATGCCAACTTTAAAATGTACTGTTCGCTTCATCCTCACCCCTCCTGCGCGAGCTTGTGCCTCAATAGATCGCTAAATGTCCCGCTGTGTTTGCCATTTCGCCATTCTTGGTGCAGTTCGGCCGCCTCCAGCAGCGCCGCTCGGCGGATTTCCTGGAGGGCTTTCATAATCACACCTACAGCGAACCTTTTCTGTGTTTGGTGACTCGCTAGCGCCTCTCTCAGCTTGAATAGCCCATTGTCAATATCGTTGTATAGTCGCTGTGCCAATTCCGCCCTCCGCTGCGCCGTGTCTAGTTGGGGGTCCATGCTTCACACCTCTTTCCATCTGTTTCGAGAACACCACGAGGGCCAGCCTTAACCCATACTGGCAGGCCATCAGGGACAGGCCATGTGCAACGGCCAGCCCCAGACAGCCCACTCCCGCCAGCCCTATTCACCATGTAGTGGTCACAATTCCCACACCGCTGTTCGTTATCCATGCTGTTCACCCATCATGCCAGTTCGCTTAATGCGTCTATAGCTCTCTGAATGTTGTCGTAAGCTTCCTCACAACACTCTTCAAGCGCTTCCATCTCATCAATATCTGAGCGCAAGGCATCACGCTCTTTACCTACCGCCTCAAGATGCTGTTGTAATTGCACCTTCCATTTCGCCGCGTTCTCAATCTTACCCATGCTGCCCCTCCTGGCTAACGGCTTTCAGTGCAGCGAGGCAAATGGCGAGAGGGGCGGTCTCGGCAATAGCCGACACTTGCCAGTCCTCATTCTCATCAATGACAACAACGGCGTCACCGCTGTAATCCACTTGCACAGAATGGTGGTCGCCGTTAGGTCCAGGCGTGTTGACTAACTTCTCCACCACTGCCCACGCATCGGCAATGTTGGTGCTGTAGTGCGGGAGAAACATATCCCCAGAGTAAACACAAGTCCCACACCCATCTCTCCATACAAACCGAAGGACTTTGCCGACACCCTCAGCTACATACGATTCGTCGTGGCGCGTGAGCCCCATCACCTTCTCCGCAATAAGTGCATCCAACTCTCTACCGGCTTCCATGCTGCCCCTCCTGGCTCGTGGCGCTCATCGCCTTCTCGAAATCCCATACGGCAGCTTCAGGGGTGTCACCAAATCCACAGACGCCTTCCTGAATGTTTCTCCCCCACAGCAATGACCACTGATTACCGTCCTTCTCAGGCACAAGCCCTAGCACTACAGCCCATGCTCTACGCCGTTCAATGCCATCCTTCTCTATCATAATGTTTTCTTGCACATGGGCATGCAAGTATCCTGGAACTTCCATTACAGTACCTCCTGGCTCGTGGCGGTGAGGGCGGCTTCCATCGCCACACTTGCTTCATACCCCTGTTGATAATGTCGAAAGTTTTTCACAGCCATCTTCCAAGCAAGCTCTTGTTCACGTGAGCACCCAATAGGGATGATCTTCAGGTCTTGTAATAAAGTTGCGATAGGTTTAGCAAGGTTGAACAGTCGTGTGTATTCCCTCGCCAACACCCGGTTCTGCTCGCAGAGTGCGTCATAATCTGCTCGCGGCAAATGCACATAAGGATCAGGCTCCTTGTCGGCACACTGCAAACAATTTTCATCTCCACACCATTTACTCATGATTACCCCTCCATCCCCTGGCGGTGCTGTAGCAACTTGATCAAATCAGGGCCTATATTTGCCCATAACTTGTCTGTCACAGGCACCCCGCAGCTAATAAAATCATCATTAAGGTAGGCACTAGGCACCTTCGGCAAGGCCAACACCAATTTGTTGATCCGCTCTAGCTCATTTGTCAGTCTTACACACTCGCTCACGTCCTTGCACCGCTCCCCCCTCACGCGCTCCAACTCGGCTTGCGCCTTGAACATCTCGTTACTAGCGTCCTGATAACTCTCCCAGACTTGCTTGAAGGAGTGGTGCAGATCACGCACCTTTTCCACCGTCGTCTTGCCGCTGTCTATATCGAGGATCTTCTCAATCGCCTCCAACTCCGCCGTGCGTTGCTCTAAATCCTCACGTAACGTGACGACATCGACCTCACGCGCCTCTAGCTCATCCACTCGTCGCCGTGCCGTATCGCGCTCCGCCGTGCATTGGGTGAGTTGGGACTGTAACGTTATTGCGTCATTCTTGACTGATTCATACTTTACCCTGAAATCATCACGCGACTGCCGCAGCAATTCGCTGTCCTTCTCAAGTCCATTCACCCGCGCCTGCAACGCCTCCCGCTCCTCCGTGCGATGGGTGAGGCAAGACTCTAGCTCTCTAATGCGTGTGGCCAATATCGAGTCAGTTGAATCTCGGGTCGCTATTTCCTTTTGCAACGCCGCAATGGTCGCCTGGGCGTCGGCAGCTAACACAACTTCAACGTCGCGGCCATCTTCAGCGCTATATTCTTTTAGATTGCTGTGCCACTCGCAATGCGTTACCCAATATCGCTCCACTTCACGCCCTCCCCTTCATTAGTGCGGCTAACCATTCACGAAAAACATCACGCATTTTCGCTCTCTGTCCTTCGTCGTAGAGAGGTAGGCCATACACGTAAATATCAGCCTCTCTCGCATAGGCATCGAGTCGCCACAGCAAGTCGTCAATGTCACTGTCCGCCCACCCCCGCCGCGCCATCACCGGGCCTCACTGTCGTCATCGTCCATTTCTTTCAAACCTTGGACAATATGCAGCGCAAGCGTCATGTAATCCTTAACCTGCTGTTCCGAGGGGGGCTCATCGCTGTACCCGTGTATTGCTTCGAGCGTGTCGCATCCAGAACAAGAACCGTAGGATATTTTGACATACCAATACCGGCTTGGCTGATACCCTTTTGCCGCAATGACAAAGAGTAGTGTGCCCTGGTAATCGCCGTCATCAATCTTGTGAATGCGAGAGGGGTCTATGCTGTCGTACTCGTCACCACTGATAGCCTCCGCTACCGCACTTACAATCGACTCATAATCTCCAGGCGGTTCGGCCTTAAATTTATCCGCAATGGCCCCCTGCTTCGCCATAAACCTATCAACGAATAGCTTAATCATTCCCCTCCCCCCTTTTCGTCCTGCGCCTGCTGTGCGAGACTATGCAGCCTGATAATTTCTATCGCCTTCTTTACGTCAGTGTTCGCCTTGATTATTTCCACAGCCTTAACTAACCCCGCCGCCCGCCCATGCTGGTAGCTGTCGGGCGTGATGGGGCCGAGAAATTCGCCCTCTTGTTCTTCGTAGTACGTTCCACACGACAACACTTGCAACTTACCTTCGTACCAAACAATAGGAATAATAGCGGGATCTTTCCCATTCATTCTCCACCAATACCATCCAGGTAATTTCGGTGGTTCCCGCGTCCACCCCGCCTCAGTCATGTGGCACCGGCTTTGGCTTAAAGAAGCGGCCACGCTTGCCGCACGAATGCAGCAACAAACTCTTCCAGAATCCATCTTCGCGTTGCAGGTAGCACGACCCACGCCAACCACTATTCTCCACATGCTCCCCTGTAACTAATGTCCCTACACCATCAGATCCACACCGCAAATACCCTTCGCCACCTATCGCAAATAGGCAGTCCTTACAACGAACCTCACTCATCCCGCGCTCCTTTCGTTTCCAACGCCTCCAACATCATCACCGCTAACGGCACGGCACCTTTATCGTAATGGTGCTCGATCAACGCCCCATCCGGCAATCTGTACGTACACAGTTCGTGTGGTTGCCCCTTCACCCGTACCGCGTGCGTTTCAACAAGCTGCCTTTCATTCACGAAGATCTTTACGATTAACGCCATCACCACCCCCTTATGCGCGTACTGTCGCACATGCGTGACACTCTGTCAAACAGTAAACAACTTCCCTTCCACGCAGCATGATCCTTCCACAATCGGTACTGGTTGAAGGTACACAAACCCATTCTCTCGCACGTACACCACTCCGAACCCCAATGCCCAATCTCGGTTCGCCTTCACCCGGTGCATATAATCCACCTGCCGCACATCCCCCAACCACCCGAAACACGCCCCCACGTGTGGCACCCCCTTTGCGTTCCCCTCAACAAGGTAACTCACACGGTGGAGGTGGTTGATTACGATATTGTCTTGGTATGAGTTGAGGGCGTCCCGTACCGCTGTGGGACCGGCTTTCCCTACATCATGCGTGATGTACAACCTCCCGATCATGGTGTGATCTTTGTACGGGGTAATGAGCCATTTGCGCTTTGTTAATTGCAACAACCCATCACAACTGACAATCCCGTTCATCTCAGGCGCACGATCCTGAATGTACCGGTCAAGGCGGTCTTCGTGGTTGCCCATCACGTAATGCTTTTTGGCAAACCCCCAGGACTCCACTCTCCGCAGCAGTGTATTTGTAACCACCACCTCCTCCTCGAACTTTCCTGCGCGGGAGGGGTTTTTGCTGTGGGAACTGATACTGTAGAAGTCTGGAAAATCCCCACCCACCACCACCTCATCGAACAACACCTCCCGTACAACCTTTTCGATGAGGTTGTACGCTTCTTTGGAGTGGTACGGGGAATGCGTATCTGTGAGGAACAGTACTTTGCGCAATCGTTTCAAATCCACCTCACTTCATCATGATAACGCCCACCGTCAACACTGCCGCCCCCGCGAAATACACAGCCTTCCCCCAGTGTGCACCCAATGCAAACATCACACTCAAGAGGAGGTACCACGCGAGATTCACGTATACGAACTCTTCGGCATGAGCCGCAAACCATGCGATCATTGCTTCAATTCCTGCAACAACAACTCCACCTTCTCCAACAAGTTATCGAGCGTCCCGTTGTTATGCACCACCACATCCGCGTTCACGTACATTTGTTCCTTCTCACTCGCGTGCCCGATACCCACCGGCGACAACCCCCGTACCAACCGCCACACCTGTCCTTGCAAATCCCGTTGAACCGCCACCGCCTCATTCGGGAACCGACAATCGTCAATCACGATGTGTGTGCCGAAATCCAACCGTTGCGCCTTCTGCACGAGCAGGTTCACCCAAAAGTCCTGCCCCATGTGCGTGCGGCCCCATTCGGTACCCAACGTTTGCATCGCGTATCGTGAGGTGCGCCCATTTAACTTATCGCACGGGAGTTCCTTGCGTACCCCTTCGATCTCCTCATCACTTAATCCCAACGCACGCATCATCTCCTTCAATCCCTGTGCGAACTTCAACCGCACAAAATCCCTGTGCGCCACGAGGTAATCCGCCACAGTGCTTTTCCCGCTGTTCATCAAACCCGTTAAAGCGATAACCATGCCCCCTCCTCCCCCACATCCATTAATCCGCACGCGGTGGCTTCTACGTTTATGGGCACCGTGTACTCCCGGTGGAACCAACACTCCTCGAAGCTCTCGAATGGGCCAAAGGACCACACGGTTTGAAAGTCCACCGTCGTGAAGTAAAACCACCCCACCAGCTCACCACGCGCCGCAGACAGTACTGTGAGTGTGACAATCAGGGCACACGACAACACAACGAGTACAAACGCCACTCGCACCCACACATCGTTCAACAGCACACCCCTGTCACGCACGTCTAATACGCACCGCAATCTCCCGTCGTGCGGCCTCAATCTCGTGCAGGGTGTCGTGTGCGGCGTTCTCCCCGTCCCGCATATCACACTCCAACTCCACCAACTGTTCCACAATCCCGGTAATGCGGTCAAAGTACGAGGGTGCAGGACGTAACCAGTTTGCCCAGATGTTCATGCTCCACCTTCCTTTTTTACCTTTGTTTTCTTTACCTTCAATTTTACTGGTTTCGCCTGCACGACGTATGTTTGTCGCGCACTCTTGATCGCCACCTCCGCGTACTTCTCCATACCTGGCAGGAGTCTGTGACAACCAGGCCCCATCAATAATGTGTTGGGGCGTAATGTCATACACTTCACGAGGTTCCCTTTCTGTGCCAATTCCTTGAAGTACTCCCACTCCAGCATCCCCCTTTCCGTGACGTATACCCTCATGGGTTTTGGTGTTTGTCCCATTCGCGCTCCATTTTCAAATCCCGCTCGCGGTCCCACAATATGTCCATCGTGTTCGAGTAACACACATCACACGGACACCGCATATCCACCTCGTGGTCCGGTGAATCGTGGCACTCACATTGGTGGTATAAGGCATACAACCCCTCCACGTATGCGTCGTATGTGTTTTGGTTACGTAGTGACATGTGCCACCTTTTCCACCTTCCCATCCGCGAGATATCGTTTGAATTCCGCTGGAAACTTCATGCGCACCCCCTCGATCACTCGTTCGCGTTGCACCACTTCCTGGTAAATGGGCCACGTCTCTTGTTCACGCTCCACGGGGCACTCCAACCAGAACGCATCGTGTTGTTCCTTCGCCAGCGTCAGCCAGTCACACCTGTGTAACAATTCGAGCATGGTGATGTTTTTGAGGTCCGCCACAGCGCCCTGGATGGGGTGGTTTGCGCCTTCCCTGAACACCCCCGTTGGAATCACCTTATCAGGTCCGATGGACATGTACCGGCGTTTGCGGCCTGTCCACGTTTGTGTGAAACCCTTTGTGCGTATCTGCTCATCAATACGCGCCCAGTACGGACGTATTGCGGCATGTGCTAACAACCACCTATCCGCTGCCTGTACCAACTTCTTCCCGTCCAACCCCAGTTGCCGTGCTCCTGGGATGTCGCCCGCGAACCGTGGATCGCCTCTGTAAATCAACCGAAACACAAACGTCTTCGCAAACCTTCGCCGCAAGTCATCCTTCCCTCTCCAGTCCAGCGTCGCCCGCCACTCCTCGTCCTCTGGTGCGTTGTGCGGATCACGTTTGTTTACTGGGTACGGATACCCGAGGAAATCACACATATTTAACGTGTGCGGGTCCCACCGGTTTGCAAACACATCCAACATGGGCTTATCGTTCGCAATGGATGCTTGAATGCGGAGTTCCACTGCGTCCCAGTCGTGTTTGGGCCACATATACCCGTGGTCCGGCACGTAAATGTCACTCAAATCCCCCGGTAACTGTTGGAGTGCCGGTTTCACGATGCTCCATCTCCCATTCGCCTGGGTGTGGGTCATGAACTCGGGGTAGACGCGATTACGCAGAATCATGGGTTAACTATGAGTCCATAGTCATGTAGTTCAAACCCTGTTTCCTTCAAATTCGCTGCATCATCCTCCTCAATAAACCGTGTAAACAAACGCCCTTTCCCTTTCTCAATAAACAACACCTTCACACCATTAACCGCCACATTAAAGTCGCCATTATCATCAATGAAGGTAGTGAACTCCACTGTGTTATTTGAGTTACCTGCAACCTGAAACTTCATACATCCTCCTTCATAATTAGTGGGTTTAAGTAATGACTCAGCGTTTGCTCTGCTTCACCGAAAAGAACCTTCGCCTCCAACAACGGGTGCGCCCCCTCCTTCAACCGCTGCTCCACGTACTCCTGTGTAATGGAATTGTTTGCTTCGTAATCCCCGTCAAACGCACACACACTCGCCCTCAACGCTGCAATCGCATCCTTATCGGTTGAACGTGCTGCCTTCGCTTTCTTATTGCGTTGTACCTTCAACCCTTCCACGTCGTACAACCAATACCCCATCTGCGTGGAACTGTTCAGGTTCACTTCAAACCCGCAATACGCCTCTGCCAACCGTTGCGCCTCATCTACCTTCCCTTGGTACATGCGAATCGCGGGTTCCACGCGCTCTGTATTCACCCGCAGTCCCATGCTCTCACGTTTGTAAATGTGCGATGTGAGTGCAAGGGATTGTTCCCGGTACACCTTCATGCTCTCGGGGTCGCGCTCCAATTCCCGCTTCAACATATTCCACACGTGCCCCGTCACCACCGTGTCACCCCAGTTACGGTCGGGGTCGGTGGTCGGGAGGTGTTTCATCTTCGGGTGCGGCGAACACACACTTTCAAGGAACTCCAGCGTATGCGGCAATTCACTCCACAACACCGCGTGTGCCAGCATCGAGTCATCAAACCGTCCCCAAAATATGCGCGGGTCCCACCCACACGTCTTCTCCATGGTGCGTATTTCCGCAGGGAAGTTATGCCCCACGTGCCGTTTGGTGCGACACAACACCTCAAACTCACTCAGAAAGTGATGCTTCTGCCACCCCTCCGCGTTCCCACCCACGTACAACATTTGGATACCTTTTGCTGCACCAGGATACGTCACACTCAGCATCGTCAAATCGTGGTTGGTGGGGTTGTACGAATCGTCCACGTCGTAGAAGTACTCCGTGTCCCACTGCAAATACTCCGCGTCTTTGTGTGCGTCTGCGAACCATTTACACACCTCGTTGTGGTCATCCACACCCACCATCAATCGTGGGGGGAAGGGTGTCGGTAACTCACCTTTCAGGATGCGCGGGATGCGTGTCCAGTCGAGTTTACTGGGTAATGTAAGTTCAGGTTGCTTATGTAGTTTTAAGTCTGCAAAGGAGAGCACACCGTATACCTGTGGGCCTCCTTCGTGATCGCGGGGTGCAAGAAACCCTCGCCAATCTCCAAGCGGTACACCAGTGTAGTAACCCCACGCTCCGTCTCCTTGTGCAACGACCAGTTCAGTGCTTGGGGGCATACGGGCATGTGCGTGGGTGCAATGTACAACGGCCTCACGGTAGGCGGCTGGATTAAGTACGTCGCTTCCCGCGCAACGGATGGTTTGACCAATGGAGACATTTTCACCTCGTATCAGTTGTGCAAGTGGGAAGAACACGTTATCGAGTAAATCGTTGGATGCGTCATCTGTGTGCACGTACACTCGCGATCCCGGCACCACCTCATCGGGTGTCATGTACCCCCCTGTGGATTGGAGGGGGCACCCATTACAACTTTGGGGTTTCTGGATCTTCATGTGCTTTAAACCCCATCACAGCATCAGGTTTACTGAGATCCACAATGTTGTACATTTTGATAAGCTCCCAAATCCCGATCTCACCTTTTTTACGGTACCCGCTGCACTCCGTCACATCATGAGGAACCATATTCGACCCACGGTAAATCACATCACACCGTATAAGGTGGTCATTGGAACGTGACGTTTTCATCACCAACGCGTTCTCACAGGTAAAGCACTTTCCCTGCCCTTGGCTAAATCGGGAATCATAAACAGACTTACCGATGTTGATGATCTCTAAATTTGATTTCACGCTCTCGTATAATTTGTCTTTCTCATCCTTTTCATCGGCATCCACGCGCACCTCCTTACACACGCACCCCACACAATTCCTTCAACATCTTTACCGTGTGCACTTCTTCCTTATGCCCGCACGTTTTCAGCAATCGTTTAACCTCATTCATATTCGTCAACAGCGTTTGGTACTTCTCATCCAATCGTTGGTATGCGGCCCATGTGGGCGGGTCGAGTTTGATGTCCTTTGTGCTCACAAGTACCCCTTCTTAAATTGGTCGGGCGTAGGTACGATCACGAGGATTTCACAGTTCCACGAGTCCTTGCTTCCTCGTGTACTTGAGTTCCCTGGGCCACTCGCACATCCCGTAGAATGCGTGGTGTCTGGTCTCTCTCGTGCAGCTCCCCAACTCTCCTGCATCACAGCAGGCGCAACTTCACTTATCGCTACTACCCGTCTCTAAAAGTGCCCCCTCGTACCAGGCGAGAGGGCCGTTACGTGTCCTGGCACACGAGTCGCGTAAGGAGGGGTTACGCGAGTTTATGTTTGGAGCAGGGGTGCCAGGCTTGATTCTGGCTCGATGCTCGCGGCTGTCGTGGTACAACCTTCCGCAAGCCTTATACACTCCAGGGCCTAGCTTAACCACGCCTTCTCCTACCCTGCACGTGTCCATCCACGCCGCCCCCTGCACTCGTTTACTGCAACTTATTAATCGTCACCACTTGATCCTTCTTCGTACCGTCCGCCGTGGTGTAATGCCCGATCACCACTTCAATTTTGTTCTGTTCCAACCACTCCAACGCGGCGGAGAACGGCTTCCCAGCCGTCTCGCTGATCGTCACGAGTTTCGTGGCGAGTTGGGATTCGCGGGACACGAACTCCCGCCCATTCTTGTCCACACCCATCACCCGAACCGGACACAACTTAATGAACGTGGTGCGGCTCGAACCGTCCAACGCGTCATACCCACGCTCACTTACGCCCTCCAGCTTCATCTGGAGGTTCACGACTGGCTTCCCGTACAGTTTGTTCTTGCCACCATTGCTGAACGTTTCGTTCTGCTTGCCTGAAATGTCCTCCATCTTCACCAGTGTCGCGGGGTACTTCCCGCACGGAATCACAGGGAACTCGTTTGCTTTCTTGACTTCCTCGATAAGCCCTTCCTCCACCACCGCATCAAACGCACTCAGCATGTCCACCATCCCACGCTCCTTCTGTCACGCGCATGTGACGTTTAAGTTAAACCGAACCCACCTCTTTGAAGTATCCCGCGAGCACTTGGAAGTCCTGCGGAATAAACATCGGCACCTTCTCAACGATATGTGCCGGTCCCTTAATACCCGCCCCCGCCACTTCACCTCCTGGTTTTGTCTGCCACAGAAATTCCCCTTTTGCTGACACCTTTGTGTGGAGTGTAATGCCCACTTCCCCCAACACCATTTGTCCTGCCTCACCAGGAAGTGCGGGCATTAAATGTTCCGCCGCATTCTTGCTGGTATCCTTTTTGTCATCTTTTTTCATTTTTGACCAACTCGTGAAAACGCGTGTTGGTACTTTTGAGCTTGCCACCATATTGACGTACTGGAAGATGATTTTGTGGCTTTTCCCGTAACACCGAGGGTCAAACTCCCCCTTCATGACCTCCTTTCCTTTCTCATTAATCGTTGTCTCAAATGCACTTTGTAACACTGCGCTTTCCGCATCTGTGGCGATGGCAAGCGCAATGTCGTACAGTTTGTGCATTCCGTCGATCACAATGGTTTGTATAGGACCGTACTTCCCGTTAATGAGATCAGTAGTCGTGTTCTCGATTTCCCGCCATACCCTCTGGTAGTACAAAGTGTTGCGGTCTTTTGCCGGAGTACCGTCATCCTCCCACACAAACGCCTCCACCCCCTCCCCATACGGAATACACGCGTGTCCCTTTTCACCCGGCACACTAATGATACCAACAGGCTTCGTGCAGGTTGCAAAAGAGGAAGTTTTACCACTGTTTGGTGGACCGTTGAGCCAAATACACCCGAAATCTGCTTTGCTGTTTCGTCTTAACGGCATTTTATGGTTTACCTCCTCCACCCACCGGCGCAGGGTCAACAATTGGTGTTGCCGCTTTCTCCGCCAAATCCCGCACAATCTCGGTATCCTTCAACCACACCGCCATCACTCCACTCCTGCCGTTCACTTCGATCTCAGCAATTTCACCCCCCTTCGGGATTGGTAACATGGTCTGTAACTCACTGTAATTGAGTTCAATGCGTGTGCTGTTCGTGCGTATCACCTTCATCGTCCACGCTCCATTTCCACCACCACCCTCAACCGCCCATCACCCGTCTTGACCCCATACGCCCCACGAATGCTCCACGTATCATCCACTCCCTGCGCGTCCAGCACTTCCAACGGAACCTCGAAACTCGCCCCTTCAATGGTGTACTGCACGTCCACTTTACCCCCTCCTTTCGATTGTGATGTACTTGTGTTTGTAACGCTCCTCATCGCCTTCCGCGTCCAGACACGCATACTGGTACTCGCACGCTCCGTACTTACTGTCATGCGTGGGTGACATTCGGGGCAAATTGATGTGGTCGATTTCCGTCTCGTACATATTCGCCCACCATTGGTGCGCGTTGTCGATCCAGTTCTGCATCGCGCTCTCAGTAATATCGTACCGTTGAATGGTGAAGACTGGTTTCGGTGACAGTTCACCGAGTACTAAATAATGATGCGCACACGGTTGCCCGATAAACCGCCGAATGCCCCACATATAGTGCTTCTGGTTCCAGTCGTACTCCCCGCCCAGTTCCGCCATCACCCGTGATCGTGCGGCATCTCGTGTCTCACCGGGTTTTACGTACAGCGATTCCTTCATCTTGTAATCGAGAGGCGCATACCCATCCGCGTCGATCACAATGAGGTCGGGGCGGGCGTTACCAGCTCGCAAAAACGTCGATTCCACCCCCGCAATACTCCACTCCGCAGGGACCACATCGTGCGCCACGTAGTGCTCAAGAGCGCGTTGCATCAACGGTGGGATGCGTGTCTCAAACGTCTCATCGGTCACCACCCCACCTGCATCCAGGAATTGCGCAACCTGCTCCTCCCACTTCACCACAGCTGCTCGATACGGGGTGACAAGGGAAGGGGCTGCAAACGCTCTCATGCGGTTGTGTTGCTCCAACCCTGCTGCCATCGCGGTCCCCATCCATCGCGCCACGGCACTTTTTGCGGCATACTTCGACGTTAACCCTTTCTTTTGCAGATACCGCTTTCGTGGGCACTCTGCATATGTGCGTGTGGCACTGGGACTGTACACGTGCATGTTATGTGAACCTCCATAAAATTTGAACGGGGCGTATATCCTGCACCCCCGCGTTGAACACGACCAGTCGCCCACCCTTTGTGCAAACAGGATACACCGCCGTTCTTTTTACCCTTCACCAAGGAGTGTGCGCGTGGATCTTCAGGTTGTGACCGCAGAGGAGTGGTTCGATCAACACTCCAAGCAAGTTGGCAGTACGGACGGGTACTTATGGGGACCGCACATCCGCAAAGAAGCCGTGACGTTATTTGTGGGTGAGAAGAGTGTTGGGAAGACAACATTGTTGTATAACCTTTGTTTTAAGCTGTCGAATGGGGATGCCTTTCTCGATACAGCCCCACCCCGTCCCTTGCGTATTCTCCACTTCGATTACGAAGTGGACGACCAGACGAGAGTGGACACGATGTTTAACATCGGGCACCGGTCCAAGAACTGGGCGTTCCCCGCACGGGACATTGATGGGGGCGACATCAACGGTGCGGAGTTGTTTCATAAACTTGAAACCATGACTCCTGGTGAATACGACATTGTGATTGCTGACCCCTTATGCGATGCGTACCCAGTAAAGAATGAAAACGATAACGAGGAAGCCAACGTACAGATGCGCCGGTTCCGCAGACTTGCACGCTCCAAACACGTTGCGGTGGTTCTAATTCACAACACAGGCCGCCCCCCTTTCAACCCCAAAGGGGGTGAACAGAGTGCCGTGGATCGCGCCACCAAGAAGCACATGGGGCGGGGCGCGACCGCACGAGCTGACAGAGCGGATATTGTGATGAACTACGTGGCTGTGGATAAAACCACCCGTATGCTCTGTGTTGCAGGGAGCCGCACCCCAGGGCACTTGGGACACCAATGGACTCTGGAGTTTGATGGTAATCATGGGTTGCGTGTCTGTAACCAATCCCATTCTCATTCCCACGAATCCCATACCCTGTGTGAGAATGGGAATGGGAATGACACCCTTTCTGTCATCCTACAGGAGCATGTAGGGATGGATCTGTTGTCCATTTATGAACAATTTATAAAGGGGCCGCTTCAGATGAGCCGGTCCACCTTTTACCGTCGCGTTCAGGCGTATCGTAATCTTTCAACGCCTCCCGAAGCTTCTCCTTCACCTTAATCATGCGGCGTTGTATGGCGCGCATCGTCACCCCCGCCCTCTTCGCCACCTCAGAGACCATTACCTCATCCCAAAACAATTCCCTCACCATCTGTTGCTCCGTCGGTGTGAGTGTGTGAACAGCACGCTCCACATCGAGGAGCAACCCCCACGATTGCGAAGGGTCGGGTATTTGCAACGCCTTAATGTGGTCGGTGGTATCCGGCATGGGGCGGGTTGCCAGATAACGTTCTCGTGAGGTCGAGAATGGGAGTGGTACTTCACCCTCATTGTGCCACCCATTTGTCCAGTCAAACACCACCAGTTGCATCCTCCATTGCAGGAACCCCACCATATCGTGAACTGGGGGGCGTTTCTCCCTCCTCAGCATCATCACAATCGCAGCCTGCACAATATCCTCGGGGGTTAATGCCCCGTGGACACGTGAGGACAAATGTTCTGAGTACCGTTTAACCTGCTTCAAGACATCCTCTGTCAACATCGCTTCATAGTTCGTAGGCTCGATTTCGCTCATCCTCGTTCTCCCTCCAGTACGAATAACATTTGCCGGTATCCACATTGACCACCCGCCATGCCACCACCAACCCCCCTTTCTGTGCCTCTTCCCCACTCTCCTCCAGCACAACAGGATCGGTGTTGTACATCGTGAAAAAGGACCCATGCCGGTAAAACAGCTTCAGTGTGTACATTGCTGTGCCTCCTGTTAGTTGTTGAGTGCCGGCGGCACACCTCCATTCGTTTGTGCAATGCGTTCGAACTCCTCCACCGACCCGCACTTACTAAGGAAAGCCGCAATCCGCTCCATGGAGGCGAGCATTTGCTCGGGGTTGGTGGGGTATAGCTCGATCAAGGAGGACGAAATACAATCCGCGAATAAAGCAGTTCGGTGTGTGCGCCCCAGGGCCACCAACGCACGCAGCAATTTGGAGGCTTCGTTTGCGTCGATATTGTACGCGGTCATCGCCACCGCACACACGACTCCAAGCTCACGGTCGGCTTCTGTGCGGTACAACTCCATCTTTTCTGCCAGTTCCTTAAAGGTGTCCTTTGCGCTCATGTGGTGCATCCTTTCCGTCCAAATCGGTACCAGTTCGCGGTACCAGTGTTAAAGTGTTCTACAACTGTGACAGTTGCGAGCAAAAGAAACCCGTTGTGTTTTTTGTGAAACAAAACGGGTTCTTATGTGATTGTCACAGGTACGGAAGTAAAATGGAAGAGATTAACACTCCTTTCTTTACTCGTGCAATGCGGTTAACACCTTGAAAATACGCAACATGTACAACGCACCATTTGACGAGGTGGTACCGTTTTCATCCTCTGCGCACCCCAACACCCCACCCGTACAAGTTTGTGGTGTGGGGGGATTATTTCCTGCACCCCACACACTCCTCCAGAAACCACAGCAACACCGCCACCCCCACAATCGTCATCATTGCACACCCCCTTTGTTTAATACCGCCTCCCTGGAAGGTTTTGATACATGAACATCAAATTCTGGTTCTGCATCATTTGCGCGTTCTGCATCTCCAGCCTGTGTAATTGGTCCTCCATCGCCCACTTGTCCGCCATTTGGTTGCAATGTTCGAGTGGGAGTTGTTGCACACATTGCCTGTACAACTGCACGTTCCGTGGTACTGGCGGGGGGATGTTCGGCTCCCCGCACTCCGGGCATCGATCCACTGCGCACGCTGTCAGTAACAACAGAATGACTGGAATTGTGCGTTTCATGTGACACCTCCTCTTGTTCGAGTAATGCCGCTCCTTTCAGCAATGCGGTGGGGCTTAAATGTGCGTACCGCATCGTCATTGCCAGTGACTTATGCCCCAACCACTTCTGCAACTCAGGTAACGAAAACCCCCTTTGCAGTAACCGTGTGGCACACGTATGCCGACACGCATATACCACAAATTGCTCATCATCCTCTAACCCCATAATCAGGCGGATTCGATTCCATGCGTGCTCCAACCACTTCTCCCGGTACGGGAATGGTTTGGGGTGTGTGACAGTGCGGGTGAACAGAATGTCGCGCACCCGGCGTGTCATTGGAATGGAGCGTGGGTGGTCGGTTTTGTTCATCCAGATGTGCACCAAATTCTGTGTAAAGTTAATGTCTTGCTTGTGGAGGGCGAGTAATTCGCCAGGGCGCATACCGGTATCAAGGAGCACCGAAAGGTAATCGTGCGCATCCGTCTTCCCCCATTCCTTCAGGAGTGCGAGGAAGGTGCGCTCCTCCTCCACTGAGAAGTACCGTATGCGCCCCACCCCCTCTTTATGTTGATGTATGACGGGCAGTGCTTTCAACCAACCATGCTCGTACGCGACATTTAACATTTTGGACAACGCACTTAATTTACGGTTAATGGTGGCGTTTGTGTTGCCTTGTGCTCTAAAATGCTCCTCCATCTCAGCGATTTCGGTGCGGGTGATGTCGGTTAGCAGGAGAGCGGGGTTGAAGTATTGCAGCACCCTTTGTGCGACTGCAGCACTGTGTTCACCGCTTTTGGCGCGACTCCAACACTCACGCACCGTCTGCACATATGCGTCTTTGAGGGTGTACGCGGTGCGGTTTATAAAGGTTTCCGCCTTCATAATGGTACGCGCATTCACCGCATCGTCGAGTGTGTCAACAGTTGTGGTGACACGATTCACGCCACTCCCCACGCTCACTCTGTATTTGCTGCCGCGTTGTGTAATCCCCTTCGTGGTGCGTCTCATAAGTGCTCCATTACATGCTCACCGTGGCGGGTAAGGCGTACGGTGTTTGTGCGATCATCCAGTTCATTAACGGTGCGGTACGTTAAGTTGAGGTGCGGAAGGTGCCGTTTCGTCGGATTCAATGACCCCCCAAGGTGATCCAGGCAATACGTCACATTCTGTCTCGACCGGCGTTGGTCGGTGCGGCGTATTGTTTCCAGTATCTCCATTTGCGTTAACCCATGTGGGTGTCTCTGTGCAACCGCGATAAGCACCTCTGCCACATGCAATTCCTTCTTCCCCAACGTGGGGTCCAACCGCCGCAACGCTGCAATCACCCGTTCCAGAGGGTATGTTTTTCGTGTCTGGCTCATCATCGTGCTCCCCCCAGAATCGAGGTGTGAATCGTGTGTAAGATACATACACCCCCCTGTACTCAAACCACCATCCATCTGCGTTTACTTCCCCAACCCATTGTTGTGAGAATCCGCGAAGCCCCGCAAACCACTCCACCCGCACCTCCCGTCCAAATGGGAGCGTAACATAGTATGTTGGCATCGACAATCCTTTTGTTGAATGTAGTCCGTCCTACCACACCTTGCCGTAGCCATATTGTTACCTGTGTGTGACAAATAAATCAAACGGAAATACCTGTTTTACGAGCCAGAATATGAAAGTATTTTGGCCCTAGGGGTTGGCCTAGTGTGTACAACATTCACCTGTGTCCGAATTTGCGCATCCCCCACAATTTCGCGGTGTTCCCGCATCTCCCGCGCGTCCAAGTGGTGACGGACAAACCCACACAGCACACACCTCGTGTATGTGTACGGTGTGCCTCTGTCGGTGGAATTGCTGTACCCACTGCACGTCTCTGTCACAGCACTGGAACATTTTGGGCAAGTAAATGTGCTCATTTTCACTCCTCCTGTACGTCTTTATTGTCATTGTTCATATTACACGTTTCGCGGTATGTGTGATTGTTAAAGCCCCTCCGTTTCAATCGGTTCAAACCCATTCGCGTGGATCGTGTTCAGCGATACTGTGGAATGTACCGGGTGGTCGTTCATCGGTTCGAGCAGGTTGTACAATTTGAACGACCCCCGGTGCGGGGTATGTTGCAGGCCGATGTATTTGACACGTACGTATTTCACTTTGTACTCCTTGTGTGTTCCATGTGTGTGACGGTTTAGAAAAGTCTAGGCCCATTCATTTCCGCTGCTACAAACTCCCAGTACTTTCGATACGCTTCCGCACATTGCTCTAGTGTGGTGTATTTCGTGT